CACTGGCCAACACGGCCAGCCGGGTTTCGAGGTTTTTGCGCTGGGCTTCGGCGTCTTCGTAGAGCTGCAGGTCGCGCACGGTGGCAATGACGGGCGCCAGGCGGCTGATGCCACGGCCTTGGCCGGGGCGCTCGGCGGCGTAGTAGTGGATGATGCGCGCCGCGTCGACCGGGCTGCTGGTGACGCCGCTGCGGCCGGTGAGGCTGACGATTTCGCCGGGGTGGCGGTCGTACAGCCAATAGGCCACGCGCTGGCCCAGGGGGTTGTATTCAATGCCGTTGATGATGGTGTTGCCAGCGCGCGTGCCTTGCTTGCTGGTGTCGAGCCAGTCGATTTCAAGCAGCTGGAATTGCACAGGCACGGGCAAGCCGTCGTCGGTGCGGCGGGGGCGAATGCGGATGAGCACTTCGCCGTCGATGACGCTGGCGCGGTAGGCGCGGGCCACCAGGCTGTACAGGTTGCCCAGGCTGTCGGCGTCGGCGGTGCCGACAAAGCGGGCCCATAGCGCGTCCACAGCGGCGGCGTTGCTGGCCAAGCTGCGGGGGGTGATGCCGGTGCCCACGGTTTGGGCCACCAGCTGGCGCACGGCGCGGGCCACGTAGGGCACGTTTTGCACCAGTGACCGGGCGCGGTGCCGCAGCGGGGCGCTGTCGGCCATGACGTCCGCGTTGGCGCTGGCGCCAGCGCGGCGGGGGCGCCAGCCATCGGCGGTGCTGGCGCCTTCGTAGGCGCGCTTGAGCAGCTCGCGGGCGGTGGCGCGGCGCAGGCCGGCCATGGGGTTGACGTAGCCCACCACGCGGTCAATGAGCGACGGGCCGCCGCGCTTGGCAGCGCCCACGGTGGTTTCGGTGTAGGTGTCGGGCCGGGCCATTACGCACGCTCCCGCAGGGTGGCAAAGGTGAAGTGCCGCACGCGCGGCCGGTCAAGCCCTGCGGTGTCGGCAGCGGCTTGGGCCATCTCGCTTTCGATCATGCGCTTGGCGCGCTGCAGGTCGTCAATTGATCGGTATTCGACCATGCGGCCGTTGACGCTGGCGCGCAGCTCGCCGCTGGCGATGGCGGCGTTGATGGCGGCCAGGTCGGCCGAGGTGAAGGTGGTGGACATGACCCGATGGTCATGCCCCAGCCGCCTGCCTTGGGGTCCATCGTTTCACTGTTTTTGCTGGCGGGCGCGCAAGCGGGCGGCTTGGATGATTTGGTAAGCGCGGCGGCGGGTGATGCCCAGCTGCCCAGCCACAGCCACCGAGTTGCGGCCATTGAACAGGGCCAGCACCCGGCTTTCAAGCGTGTCCGGGTCGGGGTGCAATGTCACGCGGCGCTTGACGCCACCAAAGCGCACGCGCACCGCGCGCTCCAGCTTTAACCGTTCGCCAGCCAGGGCAGGGGCCATGGTTTCGAGCAGGTTGAACATTTCGGTGACAAAGTCGGCCTCGGCCACAGCGGCCTCGGGCGCGGGCTCGGTGCCGGCGTGGGTGCTGCTGTCGGTGCTTTGGCCGGCAAACAGCGGTCGGGCGGTGGTGGGCTTGGTGCGGGGGGCGGTGGTTTTTTGGGTCATTTGGCGCTGGCGAGTGCGTTTTGAAAAGCGGTTTGAAAGTTGGGCGTGAAGCGGCGGCGGGCGGTGGTTTGGGCGAGCTTGGTGAAGTCGAACCGCGCGCGGTAGATGGCGGGTTTTTTCTCGAACACGATCACCGGTATCAGCTTGCCTTTGCCACCGGGCGTGCTGGGCGGCAGGCGGCGCCAGATGCCAACGGGCGCGTCTTGCCAGCCTTTGCCGGTGGGCTGGCCGTAGAACAGCTGCAGGGGGGCGGCACCTTTGCGGCGGTTGCCCTGGGCGCCAATGCGGCGCGCCACGGCCGCGCCCAGCGTGCCGTCGGCAGCGGCTTGCTTGAGCCGCTTGACCAGGCCGCGCGGGATGTTGCCGAACGCGTTGAGCTGCACATTGCCGGGCAGGCGAATGCCAGCATCGCCGGGGCGATAGGTGCCGCCCGCGATCTGCAGCGCCATGTACTTGGCCTGGCGGTCTTTGAACTGCACTTTGGCTTCAAGCCGGTCGCGCCGCGCGGGCACCACAAATGTGCCGCGCTGGGTGAATGGCGTGGGCTTGTCCAACACGCGGGTCAGCTCGCCCGGCACCTCGCGCTGCACATCCTGCGCGGTGCGGGTCAGCGCCACAGCGGCGGCAAATTGCACTTGCTTGGCCTTGGCCGCGAACTTGCGGCCCAGCTGGTCGAGGTTGCTGTCGATCTTGATTTGCATAGCGCACCTAAATTTGAAAAGCCCGGGCGCTTTGGCCCGGGTTACGATGTTTTTTTGGCGGGATCACAAGCGGCCGGAATCACTTGCAACCCCGATCCATCTTCGTGGGCCTTTTTTTCTTGGCCACCTAAACAGCCAAAAACTCAGGCCGCAAATATTCCGCTTCACTGGTTCCGGCCAATGAAACGAAAGCACAAGCCCGATGAGGATGATTTGCAACATATTGATCACCACCGCCGCGTGACGGCGGGGCGGGTGGGTTGGCGGGTGGGCTGGGGTTTGGCCTGTGCAATCACCGCCTCGGCGGTGGGCACGGGCGCGGGCAGGCTGGCGCGGCTGAACAGGTCTTCGGCCGGTTGCACGGCGGCTTCGATTTGCTGCCAGCGGGCGTCGGTGAAGCCGTGCACGCCCAAGCCCATGGCGGCGTGCAGGGCCATGTTGCGGCAGTCCAGCACTTCGTTTCGCGCGCGACGCTTGACCCAGCGATATGTGTCTTTGCCGTTGACCTTGACCAACACGCGCTGTTCGGCGGTCAGCTGCTCAAACCATTCGCGCGGCAGATCGGCGGCCATGTGCACGCAGCCGGGGCCGGGGCGGTCAATGGCCAGTTGGCCGAGCAACAGGTCTTTGGCGGTGTCGGCGCCCATCATCCACAGGCTGATGCCGTTTTGAATGGTCTGGCCGCGCCAGTTGACGGTTTGGCGGCTGGCCGGGCCGAGCACGGGGCGGTGCTCTTCGCTCGAGCCTTTGATCGCGCGCAGCTGCGGCAGGCGCGCTTGATTGCGCATGACCCAGGCGTACACGGCGTGCGTCTGGTCCGAGCTGTCGATGCTGATGGCGCTGAGCCCGAGGCTGCCACCGTGCCAGGCTTGCTGGTACCGGCGCTGCAGGTAGGCGGTGACGCGCTCCCAATCTTCGTCGCTCGCGGGGTTGCCCTCGATGATGGCGTGGTCGACGGTCCAGCTCTCCAGCCCGCGCGCCCAGGCCCACACGGCAATCTCCCACCGGTCGCGCTGCACGTCCACGCCAGCGGTCAGCACCAGGCCGCCTTTGGGCACGATGCCGATAGGCAGGCCTTCGGCCTTGGCGCGGGTCTGCAGGGCGTGGTCGTCGCTGCGCTCGCCTTTCACCTCCCACGTCTCGCCCAAGGTTTCGTTGGTGAACAGCTGCAGCGGGCCAACGTCGCCTTTTTCGGCGGCGGACTTGGCCTCTAAAAATTCCTTGACGATGCTGGCCCAGCTGCGCTGCGGGCTGTACGCGGCCCAGATGTGCACGCCCAGCGTCTTGGGCGGGCGGCAGGGCATGCCCTTGTCGTCGCGCCACACGCGGTCGACGCCATAGCGCCGGCCGGTTTTGGTGCACACCCACGTCACCGGCAGCGGCTGGCCGCCTTTCAGGTAGTCCGCCTGGGTGATGCTGCCCAGGCAGTGCGGGCACACATGGCGCACGGTGTCAGGCCGCTCCGGCTCCCACTTGAAACCATGGGCCTTGTCCTTGCCACCGAAGGTGAGCGGGTGGTCAGCGCCGCAGTGCGGGCAGTCGATGTGCGCGCGCACAAAGCCTTCGGCGTTGTCGCAAGCGCGCTCAACGTGGCTCAGCCCCTTGATGCGCGGCGTGGTGCCGCCCACAAACTTGGGGTGGGCCGCACCCTCAAGCCGGCCCTTGGCCAAGCCGCCAGGGTCGCCGGCCTTCTCAACCAGCTGATCAAAGCCGTCCCATTCGTCGAGCATGGCCACGGCCACGGTGATGCGCCGATAAGCGCGCGCGGCCTTGCCGCCCAGCAAGTGCAACACGCTGTCGCGGAACTGCTTGAGCTTGATGGTGTCTTCGCTGCCCTTGCCCAGCTTGCGCGCGCGGCGCACGGCGTCCACCTGGTCGAGCACCGGGTCAATCTCGCTTTTGACGTAGCTGTCACGGTCGTCGTCGGTGGGCTGCCACAAAGCCTGCTTGCGCCTGCGGTGCGCGATGTTGTAGGCAATGAACGCGGTCACCATCTTGGTGTATCCCACGCGCTTGCTTTTCATGACGGCGACCTCTTCAATCCGGTCGTCGCTGAAAAAATCGAGCATGCCGATCTGAAACGGCCACGCCTCCCAAGCGCCTTTTTGGTGACTGCTCTCACCCGCCAACCGAAAGTGCGCCGCCGCCCAATCGCTCAACGCTTGCGGCGGGTCAGCGCGCAGCGAATCCAAGCCCAGGCGCACAGCCTTGACCACCGCGTCAGCGGTGACGCGGGCAATGCGGTGGCGGGTGGGCATCAGCATCAGGCCACACCCCCCACCCAGATCGCGCCCTTGTCGTCGTCCAGGTCAAAGCCCGGCGCCACGGCGGCGTCTTCGCCCTCGGGCTCTTCCACCAGGTCGGCCAACTGGTCGGCCACCAGCTTGGCGGTTTCGCCAATCCACGCATTGCGCGCACCCGCCAACACGCGCTGCACGGTTT